AATGCCACAAAAGCTGCTGTGATTGATGCTAAACAACGTGGTGGTCAAATGGCTGCTGCCTTTCGGTAAGTAAGGAAACACTATGGCAATAGCCTATCCATTGAATACCCCGACTAACATTGGGATTGCCAACATTGCCTTTACTGCTGAGAATGCTGTAGCAATCAGTCAATCTCCTTTTACTTACGCTCAACAAGTAGTGTCGCATCCCGGTCAACGCTGGGGTGCTTCCATCAGCCTACCACCCATGAAAAGACAAGATGCTGAGTATTGGGTGGCATTCCTTTTGAGCCTTAAAGGTCAAGCTGGTACGTTCTTGCTTGGTGATCCTAACTGTGCCATTGCACAGGGTTCAGCTAAGACTACACCCGGTACTCCCCTTGTTAGTGGTGGGTCTCAAACTGGTGGCAGTCTAGTCATAGATGGTCTTCCCTTGAGTGCTACTGGATACCTTCTTCCCGGTGACTACATCCAGTTAGGTTCTTCCTCTACAGCCACACTACATAAAGTCCTTACTCAAGTCAACAGTAATGGCTCTGGTGTAGCTACTCTAGATATCTGGCCTAGCATTAGGATTGCCCCTGCTGATAATGCCGCTGTTACTGTTGCAAACACCAAAGGTCGCTTTAGACTTAAAGATAACACGACCCAATGGCAAATTAACGATATTAGTTCCTATGGAATTACTTTTGATTGTGTGGAGGCAATATGAGTAGGACCCTCACTACAGCCATTACTAATGCCATTAATAGTGAAGTTATCTATCCCTTCTTTGCTATCGACCTCCTCTTCCAAAGTGAAACTATCTACCTCTGGACTGGATATAACGATCTTGTTATTGGAGCTAAGACCTATCTTGGTGCTGGCACACTTCTTAATATCTCTAGTGTAGAAGAGACTACAGAGATTGAGGCCAAAGGTGCTACTATTACTCTTAGTGGTATCCCTTCGTCTATCTTATCTCTTGCCCTTAACGAACCTTATCAAGGAAGGGTGTGTAGGATTTACTTTGGTGTAACGAGTAGCCCTTCTAGCTATGTGGAAATCTTCTCTGGTGAACTAGACCAGATGACTATCGTAGAAGAAGCTGAGACTTGTTCAATCTCTGTTACTGCTGAGAACGTCCTCATCAAGCTTGAGCGACCAACAGTTAGACGTTTCACTGACCAAGACCAGAAGTCAAGATACCCTAGTGACAGGGGCCTTGAGTATATTGCCTCTCTTCAGGATAAAGAAATCTTCTGGGGAAGAAAAGCTGCATAAATAGGGTTTCCCGACATGCCCATTACTTATCAACAAGAACCCTTATTCAAGGTAGAGCCAGACATAACTGAGTTGGCCTATCTTGACTGGGAAGAGATGTACCACGACAAAGACTCTTATCCTTTCGATCCAGACTGGGACCTATACTATCTCCTAGAAGAGAGTGGCAGTCTACTGGTATTTACAGCTAGAGACTCTGGTAAACTTATTGGTTACTTCTCTGTAATGATTGGTCCAAGCCTTCACTCAAAAGGTAAGCTTGTTGTCTCCAACGATATTATCTATCTCCACAAAGACTACAGAAAAGGTCTTATTGGGGTTAAGCTGTTCAAGTTTACTGAAGCTTGTCTGGCAGAGAGTGGATACAACCAACTACAGGTGATTACATCTGAGAGGAACAATATCGACAGTCTCCTGAAAAGACTTGACTACGAGAAGATAGAGACGAAGTTCGAAAAAAGGTTAGGATGACATTATGGCTGTAGGTACTATCATTGCAGCAATCGGTACAGCAATCGGCTCTCTTGGCTTTGTTGGAACCCTTGCGGCTAACTTCCTTATTAGTACAGCTATGGGTCTTGCCCTTAACGCTCTTGCCCCTAAGACCTCTACCAGTGCTAACTCTGTAGCTAACTCTGCCTCTTCAGCTTCTCGTGGTTATAGTGTCTCAGGTGAGAGTGGTGCTGCCGTTGACCACCAGATCATCTATGGTCGTTCTAGGGTTGGTGGTGTACGTCTCTATGATGCTTCTACAGGTGGCACTAATGAGTTCCTACATAGGATCATTGGGTTTGCTGGGCATGAGATTGAGAGCTATGATGAAATCTATCTGAATGATGAGATTGTAACTATTGATGGTACAGGTAACGTCACCTCACCCGCTCGTTATAATGGTTACGTAAGGTTACGTCGCTTCTATGGTACAACTACCCAGAGTGCTGATCCTGATCTAACGGCAGAGACAGCTAGTCTAACTAATGGACGTTGGACTATAAACCACAGACTTCTTAATATTGCCTATATCTACGCTCGTTTCAAGTATGACCCTGATGTGTTCCCTAATGGTATCCCCATTATCTCTGCAACCATCAAGGGCCGTAAGGTATATGATCCAAGGACTACCATAACTGTTTGGAGTGATAACCCAGCCCTTTGTATCCGAGACTACCTGACTGCTGGCTTTGGTCTTAGCCAGACAAGTACTCAAGTTGATGATACCGCTATTACTACAGCGGCTAACATCTGTGATGAGGTTGTTGACAGTGAAGACCGCTATACCTGTAACGGAAGCTTTGTAACTGGATTCACCCCTAGCCAAGTCATCTCTGACCTTCTTACTTCTATGGGTGGCCTCTTATGGTATTCCCAAGGCAAGTGGCGAATGAAGGCAGCTAAGTACGTTACCCCTACAGTTACCCTTAATGAGGATGACCTTCGTTCAGGTATCAACCTGTCCACTAGGCACTCACGTAGGAACAACTTCAATACTGTAAAGGGTAAGTTCAAGGGTCCAGAGTCTGTCTGGCAAGAAGCTGACTACCCTACAGTCACTGACCCCGTGTTTGTGTCAGCAGATAATAACCTTGTCAATACCCTTGACTTCCCACTCCCTTATACAACCTCTTCCAAGAGGGCACAGCGGATTGCTAACATTGCTCTTCGTAGGAACCGGGAACAGCTTACCTTCTCAGCATCCTTCGGGCTTAATGCTCTTAAGGTAGAAGTTGGAGATTTCGTCTACATTAACAACACAAGGTTTGGTTGGGTTAATAAGCCTTTTGAGGTTTCTACTTGGACCTTTGGGTTAACTGAGAACCTTGACCTTCAAGTGCAGATGACCCTTCGGGAAATCAGTTCTGCTGTATTCACGGATGAGCCTGCTCAAATCTTTGAGAACAACAACAGTACACTACCTAGCCCATTCTATACTGAGCCTGTTGGTCTTAATCTTAGCAGTGAAGTTCGTATTATTAGTGAGAGCATCACTGACGTAATCTTGGCTACAACCACTGCCTCACAACCCAATAATGTAGAGCGTGTTGAGGTTCAGTTCAAAAAGTCTACAGATAGTGTGTGGTCGATAGTTGGTGTTGGTGACCTTGGTGTATACGAAGTTCTAGTTGTTGATAGTAACATTACTTATGATGTTAGGGCTAGGTCCTATTCCTATCTGGGTGTCAAGAGTGATTGGACTATCTATAGTAACTTCCAACCCTCTGGTCTTCTGGCACCACCAGCTATTGTAGATAACTTCAGAGCTAACTTGAATGGTGGGTCTATTAATCTTGAGTGGAATGCTGTACCTGACCTTGACTTGTCTCACTACAGAATTAGGCACTCTATTGAAGAGTCTGGTGCAAGCTTTGCTAATGCCACAACTGCTGTAGAGAAAGTCAGTCGTCCAGCTACCTCTGTTACAGTTCCAACTAGGCCGGGTACTTACTCTATCAGAGCTTATGATAAGATTGGTAATGCTTCTCTTAATTACTCTCAAATAGTTGTTCCTGAAGCTGCATTAGAGACTTTCACCACTACACTGACCTCAACTCAAAGCCCTACCTTCGCTGGAACCAAGACTGGTTGTTCTCTTGTTGGGAGTGGACTTCGAATTACCACAACCACAACCCCACCAAGCTTGGCTACCTATGTGTTCACTACTTATATCGACACAGGTGCTGTAAGAAGGGTAAGGGCTAGGGTTGATGTCAACGTGACCCGTTATGATGCAAATGCTGGTCTTTGGGATAGTATTCCGGGTCTATGGGATAGTATTCCGGGTTTCTGGGATGACTGGACTGGGGGTTCACAGTACGATGATATTGATGTTGTAACTTACATCTCCTTCACTAACCAAGACCCCGCTGGTACTCCTACATGGTCCCCCTATCAGCCATTCAAAGCTGGTGACTTCTCTGGGAGAGCTTTCAGGTTTAAGATTGATCTTGAGTCTGAGACCACTGGCGTGTCCCCTAGCATTTCTGGTTTGACTGCCAGAATCCAGTATAACTAAGGATTACTCAATTGCCACAACATGATTATGTCATTGACAACCAATCTGCAACAGCAGCTAGGGCAGATATCAACGCTGTCCTACAAGCTGTTGCCACAACCAACTCTGGTGCTACAGCCCCTGTAACCCCTTACGCTAACCAACTCTGGTACGACACTGCTGCTAACCAACTCAAGAAGCGTAATGAGGCCAACAGTGCTTGGCTTATCTTAGGTACTATCGATGATACTGGTGGCACCTTTACACCTAACTCTTTGCTTACTACTACAGGTATTGCTCCTACAACTCTTGTACTAAGCAGTGAGGGCATTGCTGGTAATAATAACGATACCACCCTTCCAACAAGCGCTGCTGTAAAAGCTTATGCAGATGCTGCTGCCGCTGGTGTTGTCTCGGCCACTACAGCTAACGTACTTGCTGCTACTGCTGGTGCTACTGCCGGTGGTGTAGGGACTTATGCAATGTTGACTAATCTTCAAGGTGGCCGAACCTGCGATGCGGGCGGCAATTATGCGGGCAATCTCTTTTGGTCTGATGGCGCTGGCGGATCGATTGTGTCAGGCAATGTCGCTGGCGGGACTTGGAAGTGCATGGGTAGGGCGACTTCAACCACTGCCACTCTATTCTTGAGG